ACTGCTAAACGAACAGCAAACCACGCTGTTGATCACCTACATGCGAAACAATGAAGTTGTGCGTGAATTCAAAAAGCGCTTGGTATATGAATTCTTCACTATGCGCAGCGCGCTGGCGAAGAAGAAGATGGATCGCAACTCGGCGCGTCTGGAGTACAAGCCTATGACCGACGCCATTAAACATGAGCGAGAGGCTCAGGGTAAGCAGATTGCACCGCATCATTTCTCCAATGAGGCTGACCTGATTAACAGGCTGGCGCTGGGCATGACGTCTGCTAAGTTCCGCGTGCATCACGAGATCGGAAAGAAAGAGCCAATCCGCGACTACCTCACGCCAGAGCAAATCCACTGCATCACCGAGCTACAGCGTGCTAACACCGTGTTTATCAGCATGGGGTGGGACTTCGAACAACGCAAAGAAGTGCTGCGCGGTATGTTCGAGCGTAATCACCGCCAGCCGCTTATCGAAGAACAGCACCGCCTGGCTGCATAACCACAAATATGTGGTTTTAGAGAGCCACTTTCACAACGGCTTTCCATTACAAAGCTCATCTGCGGGTGGGCTTGATAATGGCTATAGCGGATAAATCGAAAATATACCCTGTAGGGGATAAGAGGCTTTATGTCCGACATCTACCAAATCACCCTAACCACCCAAACAGGCGAAACCTTCACTGGCAAGATGTCACGACGTCAGCCTGAGCTGGTAAACGGCTTTGTGCCGCTGGCGACGGAAACGGGCCAGTGGCTGTACTTCGCTCCTGCTGATGTAAAGCGAGTGGAGTTTACCCCAGTACCGGAAGAACAGACCGAACAAACTACGGAGTAACCCATGGTTAACGATGACGAGCGCAGGCCTTATCCGCCAGTTAACTTCATCGCCTCCGACAACTGGCAGCCATACACCAGGCTGATCCCCGCTAACGAAGTGCATGAGTGGATAAACCGCCAAATCCTCAGCGATACCGGCAGCATCCATAACCCTGACCACGAACACCTGTTAGAGGCTGATCTCTGCTTCATGTGGGCCTCTGACTCGTTTGCGAAGAAAGGGCGCTACGTTCTCGGTCAGGCTGAACAGGTAATGCTACGCGCCGGTGGATGGCAGAAAGCCAGAATGGAACAGCAGATGCATGAATGGTTCGGGCGAATCCCAAAGTTCATCATCACGCTGGCGGCTAATTACTGCTCACAATGCAGTGACCTTGAGTTCTGCGCTCTGGTGGAGCATGAGCTTTACCACATTGCCCAGGCCACCGATGATTTCGGAGCGCCTAAGTTCAACAAAGAGACCGGGCAGCCAGTGCTCACACTGCGCGGCCACGACGTCGAAGAATTCACTGGTGTCGTACGTAGATACGGAGCCAGCAAAGAAGTGCAGGAGCTCGTTGATGCGGCCAATGCGCCAGCAGAAGTGGCTCACATCGATATAGCCAGGTCATGCGGCACATGCATGTTAAAGCTGGCCTAACAATATGACTGATTATGACAGGCAGGTAATCCATGGCGACACTGAAAGGTGAGGTCAAAGCCTTCATCGTTCAGTCCCTTGCCTGCTTCGATACCCCATCCCAGGTGGTTGAGCTGGTCAAAAAAGAATTTGGCCTGAGCATCACTCGTCAGCAGGTCGAATCACACGACCCGACGAAAGCAAACGGCAGGGGGCTGGCGCAGAAGTGGGTGGACATGTTCAATGCCACCCGCGAACGCTTCCAGAATGAAATCTCCGATATTCCGATCGCAAATAAAGCGTACCGTTTGCGCGTTCTCGACCGAATGGCGACCAATGCTGAAAAGATGAAGAACTACGGCATGACCTCTCAACTTATCGAGCAGGCCGCCAAAGAAATGGGCGATGCCTACACCAATCGCCAGAAAATCGAGCATTCAAGCCCTGATGGCAGCATGACTCCGCAGCCGACCATCATCCAGTTGTTACCCGTTGAGCCGAAAGCATGAGTAAAGCCGTTCAACTGCCGATCCCCGCCAAGCTTGCGCCGCTGTTCACCGCCGTGAATAAGCGCTACCGGTGCTCGCATGGTGGACGTGGCAGCGCCAAGACGCGCACATTCGCACTGATGACTGCCGTAAAGGCGTATCAGTCGATGATGAACGGTGAAAGCGGCGTGGTGCTCTGCGCGCGTGAGTTCATGAACTCGCTTGAAGAGTCGAGTATGCAGGAGGTGAAACAGGCTATCCTGTCTGTTCCCTGGCTGGCTTCCAACTTTGATATCGGCGAGAAGTACATCCGCACCATCGACAAGAGCGTTAACTACGTGTTCTGCGGTCTGCGGCATAACCTCGACAGCATCAAGTCGAAAGCGCGCATCTTGCTCTGTTGGGTTGATGAGGCTGAATCAGTCAGCGAAATAGCCTGGCAGAAGCTGAGCCCGACCGTTCGTGAGGAAGGTTCAGAGATTTGGGTGACATGGAACCCGGAGCGCGACGGCAGCGCCACGGATAAGCGTTTCCGTAAAGAGGCTGGCGACGACTGTATCACCGTTGAGATGAACTACACGGATAACCCGTGGTTCCCTGACGTGCTGGAAGGTGAGCGGCAGAACGATCAGCGCCGCCTCGACCCGGCAACATACGCGTGGGTTTGGGAAGGTGCTTACCTCGAAAACTCTGATAAGCAGGTGTTGGCCGGAAAATACCGGATCGCTGAGTTCTCGGACCAGCTATGGAAAGAGGCCGATCGCCTGTTCTTCGGTGCTGACTTCGGTTTCGCCAAAGACCCTAACACGCTGGTGCGCTCGTTCATCCTGCACAACCGGCTGTACATCGAATACGAGGCATACGGTCAGCAGACAGAGCTCGACCATATGCCAGAGCTATACGACACAATCCCCGGATCGCGTGACTGGCCAATTAAGGCTGACGCGGCACGACCTGAGACGATAAGCTATCTCAAGCGGCAGGGCTTCAACATCTCAGCCGCCGAAAAATGGCAGGGAAGCGTTGAGGACGGTATCGCCCATCTTCGCGGTTTCGACGAAATCATTATCCACCCGCGTTGCAAGAACGTGGCGCGTGAGGCTCGCATGTGGTCGTACAAAACTGACCGCATCACCGGTGAGGTGTTGCCGAAGCTCGCCGATGGCTATGAGCACTGCTGGGACGGTATCCGCTACAGCCTCGACGGTCACATTAAGCGTAAGGGCCAGATGGCCGGGATGATGATTCCGAAACGCCTTCGCTAACCAAACGGACAAACCATGACTGACAAATTAACTCTCGCCGTCAACCATGCGTTGAACGATGCGCGGATGGCGCGCGCCCGTATGGGGCTTATGGCGCCAACAATGGGGCTGGATAATAAGCGCCATTCCGCATGGTGCGAATATGGATTCCCTGAGCAGGTAACCTACGAAAACCTCTATGCCCTGTACCGCCGTGGCGGTATCGCTCACGGTGCAGTTGAGAAGCTGGTGGGCAAGTGCTGGCAGACTAACCCGGAAATCATCGAGGGTGACGATGCCGACGAGAGCGAAAACGAAACCGCCTGGGAGAAAAAGGCCAAACAGGTATTCACCAACCGATTCTGGCGCTCATTCTCTGAGGCCGATCGCCGTCGTCTGGTGGGCCGTTATGCTGGCATCCTTCTGCACGTCCGCGATGAAAAAGACTGGAACCTTCCGGTAACCAAAGGGCGAGGTCTTCAGAAAATATCGGTGGCGTGGGCCGGATCGCTTACGGTGAGCGAGTGGGACACTGGCCTGAACTCGAAGACGTACGGCCAGCCTAAGATGTGGCAGTACGCCGAACGGTTGCCGAATGGTTCAAGTCGCCGTGTCAACATCCACCCCGATCGCGTTTTCATCCTTGGCGATTACTCAGACGATGCTATTGGCTTCCTTGAGCCAGCATATAACGCCTTCGTGAGTCTTGAGAAGGTAGAAGGCGGGTCTGGTGAGTCATTCCTGAAGAACGCCGCTCGCCAGCTTAATGTCAATTTTGAGAAGGAAATCGACTTCAACAATCTTGCGTCTCTTTATGGCGTGAGCATTGACGAGCTGCAGGATAAGTTTAACGACGTTGCCGGGGAAATGAACCGTGGTAACGATGTTCTGATGACAACCCAGGGGGCCACAGTCACACCGCTGGTCACTGCTGTTGCTGATCCGTCAGCGACCTATAACGTAAACCTGCAGACCGCCGCCGCCGGAGTTGATATCCCGACGCGCATTTTGGTTGGTAATCAGCAGGCTGAGCGCTCCAGTACCGAAGACCAGAAATACTTTAATGCTCGTTGTCAGTCGCGCCGAGTAGACCTCGCTTTCGAGATAGAGGACTTCTGCGACAAGCTTATCGACCTGCAGATCGTCGACTCAGTAATCCAGAAGGCTGTTATCTGGGATGACCTGAACGAACAGACCGGCACTGAGAAGCTAACCAATGCCAAAACCATGGGCGAGATTAACCAGACCATGCAGGGCAGCGGCGAAGAGCCAGCGTTCAGCCGTGAAGAGATTCGTACAGCTGCGGGTTATGACAATGACGACGAAGAGCCGTTAGGAGAAGAGGATGGCGACGAACAAGACGAAGCCACCAATTCTACCGCGTAACTATCAGGATCCTACCGGAGCCGATGCGCTGGAACGACGGGCAATGAAAGACTTCGCCAGGCGGATGAATAAGATTGGCAAGGCGTACAAATCAGCACTCGACAAAATACCTTCCTCCCTCGCAGTAAACGCCAGATACGAATACCAGTTAAACCCAACGCTACTCTCCATCATCCTGAACGATGCCAGTTACCTGGTGGATCAGGTGCTGCTTGAAGGTGGCGATTATGACCTATGGTTTTACGAGTACATCGATCTGGCTTCGGAGAAGGGGACCGGGCAGTCGTTCTACAACCTCAGCCAGCAGTCGCCGGTGTACGCCGCCGGTCGTGAGTCGCTGGCCTCCATCCTCGCAAGCGACCCTTACCAGCAACGTATGGCGCTGGTGCATGCGCGTGTATTTGAGGAAATGAAGGGGCTGACTGCTGACGTTAAGCGCGACATGGCGCGTGTTCTTACTGATGGTGTTGGGCGCGGGCTCAATCCGCTGGACATTGCCCGCAACCTGACAGACCAGACCGGCATCGAGAAACGCCGGGCTAACCGGATAGCACGCACTGAAGTGACTACCGCGCTGCGCCGGGCCAAGTGGGATGAAGACCAAGAGGCGAATGACCTGTTCGGCCTTAAAACGCTGCTGGTTCACATCTCAGCTCTGTCGCCTACAACGCGACATACCCACGCAGTGCGCCATGCCCACCTCTACACCAACGAAGAGGTGCGTGACTGGTACAGCAAAGATGGCAACTCCATCAACTGCAAATGCAGCCAGCAGTCGGTGCTGGTGGATGCGGACGGCAAGCCGGAATACCCGGACACCATCACGAAACTCAAACAGGAATATAAATCGATGCAGGCGAGCGGTTACGCCTGGGCGGAGAAATAACTCATGAAATTCCAGGTAAACCACGAAGCACCGCGTCCAATCCAGGCACCGAAACATGGTGAGCATATTCAGGTCAACATCACCACAAAGGTGAACAGCCAGTCTATCCGGCGCGAAACATACAACGGGCGTGAGCACCTGGTGCTGCCGAGCTACACACTTCCAGCTAACGTCGTCATGAATGGCGGCTTGTACACGCAAGAGCAAATCGACGCCCACTATAAGGGGCTGGAAGGTACCCTGGCGCCGCTGGGTCACCCTCAGGTTAACGGTCAGTTCGTGTCTGCTTTCTCTCCTGAGGGGATTAACGCAGGCCATATCGGCGCGTGGAACCGCAACGTTAAGAAGTCCGGTAATCGTATCTACCTCGAAAAGTGGGTTGATGTGGCCCGCGCCAGTGAGTCTGAAGGTGGCCGAGAACTACTCGAGCGCGTCGCAGCTATCGAGCGCGGTGATGACGTTCCGCCGATTCATACCAGTGTTGCCGCATTCCTCGACCAGCTTGAACCAAACGAACAGCAACGGGCCACTGGCGCTGAGTGGGTTGCGAAGATTTACAGCATGGATCACGACGCGATCCTTCTGCACGAGGTCGGGGCCGCCACTCCTGAGCAGGGCGTTGGCCTGATGGTTAACGCTGATCTTGCACAGCCGCTTAAGGCTAACTCCGGCGCGCTGGTGGGTGAATCCTACCGGGAGCGCGAGCAGCGTCTCGATCGGGCAGCCAAAGCCAAGTTTGCGCCGGGCACGGATGAATATGCCTGGGTTGCTGACTTCACTGACTCGCAGGTGGTCATCGTGCGAAATGGCGGTGATGCTCAGGTTTACGGTTATTCCGCTGATGGCGGGAAGATCACAATCGACGATACCGGAACCGCAGTAGCGCGCCAGGAGTCGTGGGTGGCCGTCGTCGCTAACAAATTCAAAGCTCTATTCACACCGCAGGAACAGCCTGCACCAAACCACAAAACGGAGGGCGACATGCCTTTAACCAAAGAAGAACTGGAACAAATCGGCAGCATGATCGGCCAGGCTGTTGCGACCAATACTGAAGCGGCTATTAAGCCTCTCGCGGAAAAGGTTGATGCGCTGCAGGCCAATCAGAAGCAACTCGCGGAAACCCTGACCGCGAACTCCCGTGCCGAAGAGAAAGCAAAGCGCGAAGCGGTTGCGAAGGTCCATGGCGATATCGTCGCGAACGCTCTGTCAGGCGAAGCTCTGGACGCGATGTTCAAGTCGCTGGGCGAAGCTGCGCCGCTGGGCACCAACAATGCTCAGCAGCACAAAGAAACCGGCGCACCAGCCGCAGACGAACACTTCAAGTAAGGAGCCGGAATAATGCCACGTTATCGTCGCGTTAATATCGACGGTCAGTCTCTGTACAAGACCGAAACCCGCACTACGGCCGCCGCGCTGCTTCCCGGTACTGCGGCAACTATCAACTCATCCGATAAATTCGCTCAGGCCACCGCGCTAACCGGTCGCCTGTACATCATCGATGTTGGTTACCACCAGGGGCTGACAATCACCGAAGAAATCCCGGCCGGGGATTCGGCAGTAGGTAACTACGTTGAAGAAGGTCGTGAGCTGGCGCTGCGCTGCCTGCCTGGTGCGTATAAAAAAGACAGCCCGATCAAGCTGGGAACTGCCGGTCAGTTTACCCTTGCCACATCCGACACTGATTCAGTGATCGGCTACAGCCAGGATGAATACACCATCGCGGCCAGCACCACTGACTTCATTCGCGTGCGTATGCGCGTTGGCACTGTCGCCGCAGCTGGCGCGTAACAAAAGGACAAACACATATGTACTTCTCTAAAGAGACGCTGGCGACTAACTCCCGCCTCGGCGGGCACTGGAGTGAACTGTGGGCAAACCGCAACATGTGGAACCTTCAGAACGATTCCATCATCGCGGCTAACCGCGCAATCATGACGCCTGACATGCTGGCATGTAACGCCGTTGGCGGTTTCTCCCGTGACTTCTGGGCTGAGATTGACAATCAGGTGCTGCAACTGCGCGATCAGGAAGTTGGCATGGAAATCGTGAACGACCTGATCGGCGTTCAGACCGTGCTGCCGGTTGGTAAAACCGCCAAGCTGTATAACGTGGTCGGCGATATCGCTGACGACGTGTCAGTAAGCATAGATGGTCAGGCGCCATTCTCCTTCGACCACACTGACTACGCGAGCGATGGCGACCCGATTCCGGTGTTCACTGCTGGCTACGGTGTTAACTGGCGTCATGCTGCTGGCCTTAACTCTGTAGGCATTGATCTGGTGCTGGATTCGCAGATGGCGAAGATGCGCAAGTTCAACCAGAAGCGCGTCAACTACTACCTGAACGGCGATTCAAAAATTCAGGTTCAGTCCTACCCGGCGCAGGGCATCAAGAACCACCGCAACACCAAGAAGATTAACCTCGGTTCTGGTGCTGGTGGTGCGAACATCGACCTGACAACCGCTGACATGACCGCGATCTTTGCATTCTTCGGTAAAGGCGCATTCGGCACCACCGCACGCACGAACAAAGTCGCCGCCTACGATGTGATGTGGGTTTCCCCGGAAATCTGGGCAAACCTGGCGCAGCCGTACGTGGTGAATGGCGTCGTAAGCGGCACTGTATTGCAGGCTGTTCTGCCTTTCGCGCCGGTGAAAGAAATCCGTATGAGCTTCGCGCTGACCGGTAACGAGTTTATTGCGTACGTTCGTCGCCGTGACGTGATCTCACCACTGGTGGGTATGGCTGTAGGCGTTGTTCCGCTGCCGCGCCCACTGCCTAACGTTAACTACAACTTCCAGATCATGTCTGCTGAAGGTCTGCAAATTACCGCAGACGATCAGGGGCTGTCCGGCGTTGTCTACGGCGCTAACCTGGCGTAAGGAAACAGCATGGCTAAATACGAAGTTGTGCGCCCATGGTTCGGCGTAAAGGTTGGCGACGTGGTGGAGTTGAAAGATCTTCACCCGGCGCTGAAGTCTAACGTCCGGCTGATGAAGGGCGAGGCTGGTGGCGAGCTGAAACCTGCAACACCTGATGCCGGTACCGGTGAAAAATCTCGCAAAGAGATCATTCAGGGCCGCCTTACTGAGTTGGGTATTGAGTTCAAAGGCAACCTGGGCGCTGAAAAACTCAGCGAGCTTTTGCCGGATGGCGAACTCGAAAAGCTTTTCCCTGCTGAATAACAGCCGCCGCTCAGGCGGTTTTTTTTTATGCCCCGCTCCGGCGGGGTATTTCACGGAGTCGATAATGGTAACTCTCGAACAGGCGAAGGAGTATCTGGAGAGCCAGGGAATTACCATTCCCGATTTTGTTCTTCAGGCTCTCGTCGACCAGGCCAACAGCATTCAGGAGTGTCTCGATGCGCATTATCCTACATCGACCGCGTTGCTGATTCAGCTCTATCTGCTGGCGCTTATGGGGCTCGGTCAGGGTGATAAATATATCTCAAGCCAGACGGCGCCGAGTGGTGCGTCGCGCTCGTTCCGGTACCAGTCGTTTACCGATCGCTGGAAGGCCTCGGTTAACCTGTTGCGCGGGCTGGATAAGTACGGTTGTGCAACCTCCCTTATTCCTGCCGACCCTACTGCCGCCCCAGCATTCGCTGGTATCTGGATCGGCAAGGGCGGCTGTATGTGCGGGGGTAAGTGATGACGTACAAATCAGTGACTGAAGGCAAGCCGAAGCCTCTCACCCGCGTATGGGTAGAAACCGACACCGGGCGGGAGACTACCGGCTACGTGAAATCGGACGGCGAGTGGTTCATCAACTGCCCGCGCATCCGGGCGACCGGCGCGAAAGTGCTGCGCTGGAAGGAGGGCTGATGTCATCGGTAGCGAACTGGAGCTATACCGCCACGGCAACCATATGGCGCAAGATGGACGGCAATGACGAATACGGCGATCCGCTGGGCTATTCCGAGCCTGAGCAAATCCTCTGCGATTACGAGGGCGGACTCAGCAAGAAGCTAGCCAGCCTGGGCGCTGAAATCGTCGTGAAGAATACCGTCTGGACTGAGTTCGCGCTGGCGGCTGCGGGTGATTATCTGCTGATTGGCGCGTCAACCGAGCCCGACCCGGTTGTCGCCGGTGCCGACGAGGTGCGGCAGGTTATTCGCTACGCCGACACGTTCGAGCGCCTGGCGGATGATTACGCCATCCTGACGGGGGTTTGATAAACCTGTGCAATAATGGCCCAAAACATTAACTGGAATGATTGGTGATGGGATTTCAATATTGGCTTGCGGTATGTGGAATTTTTCTGACCGGCCCCTTTGCGTTTGTTCAGTCGATTATCTTTTTGCGACGAGGTGTCTATACAAAGACATTTAAGGGGACGACGCGAAAGGAGTACATCCATAAAGACAGCAAGCCTATTGAATACTGGTTCAGCGTTATTGCTCAAATGATTATTGGCGTTGTAATGACTGGATTTGGATTCTGGTTATTAGATGACCTGCCTGCCTTTCATAACTGGCACACTGAAATCCGCGCAATGCTCCCTTTTTGATTCAACTTTCAATAAAACCAAACCTCGCTCAGGCGGGGTTTTTTATTGCCTGGAGAAAACCATGGGTATCAAAGTGCGCGGCGTTAAGCAGTCGAAAGCCGGGCTCAACCGCATCATCAACGACGTGAAAGGGCGAAAGGTTGTCCGGGCGCTTCAGTCAGCAATGATAATCGGCAGCTCACAGGCCGCGCTTTATACGCCGATCGACACCTCAACGCTGCTTAATAGCCAATATCGGGAGTTGATTAACAACGGCGTTCGACTCACCGGTCGAGTGGGATACTCCGCGAACTATGCCGTATTCGTTCATGACCCGAATGTTCCGCAAACATTCCGCCGGGCCACCGCGCAGAAAGAGTTCCTCACCAAAGGTTTTGACGATACCCGCAGCCAGATTGATGCCGTAATGCGAAAGGAGCTTTCAGTATGACACCAGCCATGTACGAGCGCGTGCGTAACTTCTTCGTTGATGCCGGGCTCACCACTGGCTTCATTGTTCAGTTGCTGGCGTGGGATGATACAACGAAGTTAACCGACGCATTCATCGTGTTCCGGCCTAACGGCGGTACCGACATCCGAAATGACCTCGGATCGGACCACTACGTGCTGGTGGATGTCATCTCCGCCAAGGATAAGCGCCGCGCAGCCGCTGAGAAGGCTCAGGAAATCATCAATTATGTCGAGCAGAACGACATTACCGACGAATGCCTTGGCCTGATTCAAAACCTCGGCAATATGCCAGCACCTATCCTGACCGAAGAGGGCCGCCTGGTCTTCCGGCTTCAGTTCATGTGCGTCTATGGCGAATAACCCCATCATCAACCCATCAGGCTGCCATCCGGTGGCCTTTTTTATTTGAGAGGTACACATGCAAGGCTGTGCTAATGATTTTGGCAAGCTGATCGGGAAAGTAGCTGTGCTACGCATGGCCTTTGGCTGCCCCGACGCAGTGCCGGCGCTTTCCGAATGGAAGCGTCTCGGCGCTATGACGACCAAGGGCATCGACTATTCGATGAACACCATCAACTCCGAGGCAGATGATGCTAAAGGGCTGGTGGAGAACCTGGTCAACAACATGGATCTGACGATCTCCGGCGAAGGGGAGTTTCGCAAGTCTGACAAAGATAACGAGATCGGCGCGTGGCGTCTGTCGAAGTACATCTTTGACGAAGTGCAGGCAGGCCGTCAGCCTAACCTGTGGGTGCGTTTCGACTTCGCGGGTGAGAACGCCGGTACTTACATCCAGGGTTACATGAACACAACTTCATGGTCTGGTGATTTCGGTACCAACGATATCTCCACCTTCTCTGGAGAGTGGAAGGTCTACGACGCCGACACCGTTGTGTTTGAAGTCGCTGATTCCATCGCGGCCACTGGCGTTGAAGTTACCCCTGCAACTGCATCTCTGGTCGTTGGCGCAACCCAGCAGCTGAGCGGTGCAGTTCAGCCAACCGATGCGACTAACAAGGCGATCACCTGGACGACTTCGGCGGCCTCTATCGCCACTGTCAGCTCAACCGGCCTGGTAACGGCCGTCGCCGCAGGAACC